AAAGGGATACAGCAGATACCCGATATACTTCGCAAGATTGGCGATGAGGAAGGTTCTGTGGATGGACTTACAAAGTTGGAAGTGGTGTTGCGTAAGGTCTATGGATTTGCAGTAGAGGGTAGTGCATGGGCTGTGCATTTTATTGCTGAACGGACAGAAGGTAAGGTAAGGCAGGAACTTCAGGTTGGAATGATACCAGAGGTTATCTTTACACCAATAGAAGATGTAACAGAAGATGAATGGAATGAAAGAATCATTGAAAGCAATGCAGAAATAATTGTAGGTGATGCAGAACAGTTGTCAATACCAGAGGAAACAAATTGATAATACGTACCCAAAAGGGGGCACAGTCTGATTTGCTTGCCTGTCCTGCATCTGAAATCTTTTATGGAGGTGCAAGAGGAGGAGGAAAGAGTCATGGAATCCTGCTTGACTTTGCTAAGCATGTATTCAAATATGGTAAGAATGTTACTGGTGTTTTATTCAGAAGAACGTATCCTGAATTGGAGGACTTGCAGTCAAAAGCACAACGAATATATCCGTATTTGGGGGCAACATACAAGGCAGGGGTTAAGACTTGGCAGTTTCCTTCTGGTGGAACGTTAAAGATGAGATACCTTCAAAGCGAGGATTCAGTAAGCAGTTACATTGGGCATGAATATACATGGATGGGTTTTGACCAGTTGGACAGTTGGCCGAAGCAATCAACAGTTGATAAGTTGAAAGCAAACCTTAGAAATCCTCATGGTGTTCCCTCAAGAATGATTAGTACAGGGAATCCGGGCGGTGTGGGGCATAATTGGATAAAGGCACGATACATTGATCCTGCACCGCCGAGGACTTTTATAAGTGAGAATGGTTCGGGAACAAGATGCTTCATTCCTGCTACTGTTTATGACAATGAAATCTTGATGAAGGCTGATCCAGATTATGTCAGTCGGCTTAAAGATTCAGGGCCGGAATGGTTGGTTAAGGCATGGTTGCATGGTGATTGGGACATAGTTGCAGGAGGAATGTTTGATGATGTTTGGAGCCGTGATGTCCATGTAATTGAACCATTCAAGATTCCTCAACATTGGAGAATAGATAGGTCTTTTGATTGGGGAAGTTCTGCACCTTTTAGCGTTCAATGGTGGGCAGAGTCAGATGGAACGCCTTTGGATGATGGTAAAATCTGGCCTAGAGGTACATTGTTCCATATTGCAGAATGGTATGGATGCACAGGCAATCCAAATGAAGGAATAAAGATGCTGGCAAGTGAGATTGCAAGGGGCATTCTGGATGTTGAATCAAAGATGGGATATAAGGTTAATGCTGGTGCGGCTGATCCATCAATCTTTGCAACGCAGAATGGAACAAGCATTGCAGATGATATGGCAAGAATAGGTGTAAGATGGGACAAGGCAGATAATACCCGCAAGTCAGGATGGGAGAAAATGCGAAGAATGATGAAGGCTTCAATGCAGGAACGGATGGAGGAAGCAGGACTGTTTGTGTTTAGCACTTGCAGGAACTTCATACGTACTGTTCCAAGTATGCCGAGAGATAACCGTGATCTTGATGATCTCGACACAACAGCAGAGGATCACATTGCAGATGCGTGTAGGTATAGAATTATGCGTATTGTAAATCGTTTACACACTCAAAGAATAAAATCATTATGATTGATATTGAATCCACACATCCTGAACACGCAATACGATTGCCTGAATGGAATACCTGTTATGACTGTTACGTTGGAGAAGGAGCAATCAAGAATAAGACAACCGTGTATCTACCAAAGTTGGAAAGGCACGATGATACAAATGACGGTAAGGCCAGATATGCAGATTATTTGAATCGGGCAACCTTCTTTGGTGTTGTCTCAACAGTCATTACAGGCAGAGTTGGTCAGGTCATGAGAATACCTTTGCAGGGTAACTTTACACCAGCAATGGAGGAATGGAAAGAAACCATAATGCGTGACAAGTCCAACCTGACAGAACTAACGAAGCGAGTCTTGACTGAAGTATTGACCACAGGTAGAGTGGGATTGCTACTAGACAGGCCGGAAGATGGTGGCGATCCTTATGTTGCTCTTTATCGGGCACAGGATATTGTGAATTGGGCTACCATTGAAGATCGGCTGGTAAGGTTGGTAATCAAGGAAAATACAATCGTAGAAAAGGAACGTACAGGCAAGACCATTCAGGTAATTGAGCCTCGCTACCGAGAGTTACGGTTGAATGAGTTTGGTTTGTATGAGGTAGCAATCTACACAAACATCAAAGGAAAGTATGTGCAGACTGATCTTCTGGAACCTACCAATTCAGGACAGAGAATTGATGCGATTCCTTTCCAGTTTATCAATTCAGACTCAATTTCGGTTGATACCTCAAAGCCTCCGTTGCTGGATTTAGCGGCACTTAATGTTTCTCATTATCGAAACTCTGCAGATTATGAACAGTTGCTTCACAGAGTTGGTGTTGCCGCCACGTTCTTTTCTGCAGGAATAACGGAAGATGAAGCAAATGATCCAAACAATCTTTCAGTTGGTGCAGATGTACGATGGGTTTCAAGCAATCCTAATGCGAAGTTTGGTATCCTTGAATTCTCAGGCAATAGTGCAACGGCAATGGAACGAGCAATGTTGGAAAAGACACAGATGATGGCAACCATTGGTGGACAGTTGGTACAGAGACACAGAAAGCAAGTGGAGACTGCCGAAACTGCAAGGTTGCGTTCTGCAAGCGAGAATTCAGTTCTGGACACAATCGTTTCAACAGTTGAGATTGGACTAAACCAGATGCTTGAGTTGTCTGCAATCTGGATGAGTCAGGCTGGAGAAATAGACCTTAGGTTGAATCGTGATTATTTGGATGACCGATGGAGTCCTGAAGAATTGAAGGCAGTAAATGAAGCAGATGTAATGGGGTTGATTTCCAAAGAAACTGCCTTTGAAATGAGAAAGAAAATGGAGGTTTATAGTGAAGGATGGTCATTTGAACAGGAATCACAGTTGCTCTCCAATCAAGGTGTTGGAACCTGAAAGGGAAAGACATTTACAAAACTTGAAAGAACTTCATGAACAAGCAAGAAGGACGTACTGGCGTAAGAATGGTGCGGAACTAAGTGTTGTAAGAGGATATGGCTTCAGTAATAGAAACTTTAGAGGATGAAATATACGATCATTCCATCCGCATAAACAGGTTTGAGGAAGGAGTGAAACGGAGGGCGATTGGATTCTTGCGAGAAATGACAGATGATATTAACCATCTTTTGTCTGAAAGTCCAACTGCAATGCAATCAACAAGGTTGAAATCTATGTTGACTCAAGTGGATGACATTATTGCCGATGCACATAAATCTGCACAGAAGGATGTACGAGGTCAGTTGGTTGACTTTGCAAAAGCCGAGAATGAGTCCATTAATGATATTATGAATCAATCAATGCGAGCAGAAATATTCTCTCCAAAGATGACTTCAGGACAGTTGAGAGCAGTAGTGGATGATTCGCTAATTCGTGGTGCTGTTGCTGGTGAATGGTGGGATCGCCTTGAAAAGAATACTCAGAATAGAATAACTAAGGGCATACAATTAGGATATGCAGAAGGTGAAAGCATAGAAGATATGAAGGATCGCCTGTTAGGAAAAAGGACAGGAGTCTCAGAGATATATACAACACGTGATGGAAGAACTAAAAAAAGGGCTATTAGAGTTGGAGGATGGGCTCAGGTTTCAGACCGAGAAGCAGAGAGTCTAATAAGGACATCTGTTCATAACATTTCTTCTACAGTCAGAGACCAGACTTACAAGGATAATCTGGATGTTATTGATGCAGTTCAAAGTGTTGCTACATTGGATGGAAGAACTACTATGGTTTGTGCTTCTTATGATGGATTGAGGTGGACAGCAGATGGACATGAACCAATAGGAGGTCATGGGAAGAATTATCTGCCGACTCCACGACATTGGAATTGTCGCTCAACTCATGTTCCTGTCATTAGTGATCTTGATAAATTAGACCAATTGGCAAAAACAAAAGGAATAAAGATACCTCCGGCAACAAGGGCATCCATAAGTGGGCCTCAAAGAGCTACCATGAGTATGGATAAGTGGCTGAAGAAACCAGCAAATACAGAAAGATTAAATTTGATTGTTGGTAATAAGGCAAAAGCTGATCTATTCAGAGAAGGAAGATTAAAATTACAGGACTTTACGAATCGGAGGGGTGATCCTATTTCCATTGATGAGTTGAGGAAGAAGGCAAGAGTAGTTAAAAAAGTGGTTTATAAACCTGAAGGACTAGATACTCTGAGCCAGTATAGTGATGGAGAAGGTAATTACACGCCAGAAAGGACTAAACTGCATAAAAAGATTACGGATGGATTTATTAAAGGTAAGCAAAAACAGACTCAACCAATATTCCACATGATGGGAGGAGGGCCAGCTAGTGGAAAAAGTGTGTTAATGAAACAAGGTAAGGCTAATGTACCTCCATCAAGTGTTTTTATTGATCCCGATGAAATCAAAAAAGAGTTGCCTGAATACCAGAAAATGGTAAAGAAAAAGGATATGACTGCATCATCTTTTGTGCATGAAGAAGCTAGTTTGCTGTCTAAAGACATTCTCAATCTTTCAGGAGAGGAAAGATTTAATACTGTGCTTGATGGAACTGGTGATAGTTCGTTTGAAAAACTTACTGGAAAAGTGAATAAGATGAAGGCAAAAGGAATGTATGTAACTGCTGATTATGTTACAGTAGATATTGACACGGCACTTCAAAGGAATTTAGATCGATTTAAGAAGACAGGAAGGGCAGTACCAATTAGATATGTAGTTGATAACCATAAGTCAATATCAGAGATTTTACCTCAAGCAATAGATGAGGGGTTATTTGATGAATTGACCTTATGGGATACTAATGGAGCAACTGCAGTCAAGGTTATTCAGTTTAAGGATGGAGTGTTTGAAATATTGGAAAAAGAGATGTGGCAGACCTTTTTAGATAAAAAGAATTATCAGATAAAAGAATGATACCATCAGAAAGAATGCAGGAAATAATGCGAGAAGTAGTTCTTGGCGTTGAAGTTGATCCTGAAGATGATACTCCAGAAGAATTGGATTTCCGAAAGGATATTGTGAAGGATGTAAAGTATTTTGTAGATTTAGGAAAGGAGATTGGCAAGCCTGTGGATTTTAATTGGACTTTAGAAATGCCTGATTTAGATTAAAGTCTTAAAATGATAATAATTATGTGAGGAGGATTGATGGCACTAAAAGCTGTTATTGAAACAAAAGAAGAAATACCAGAAGGGGCAGAATCTTTCTATGAGGAAAAAGAAGGAAAGTACCATTTGGCTGTTGAAGGATTTACCGAAAAAGGTAAGCTGGATGAGTTCAGGAATTCCAATATCGAATTACGCCAACAGTTGGATGAAGCAACTGTCAAGATGGATTCTTTCAAAGGAATTGACCCAGTAAGTGCAAGAGAAGCATTGAGTAAGATGCAACAGGTTGAAAATAAAGAACTGATTGATAAAGGTCAGTTTGATGAGTTACTTGCAAAGCAGGAGTCGGAATATGGTGGCAAGATTGATGCACTACAGAAGCGTGCAACCGAACAGGAAAACAGTGCAAAGAAGTATAAGGATGAGCTTGAAACGTACAGGGTTACATCTGCAATCCAGACAGCAGTCAATGAAGCAGGAACACCGCAATCATCAGCAGTCGCAGACATTCTTGCAAGAGCAAAGAATTCTTGGAGCATTGATGACAAAGGAAATCTCTTTTGTGTTGACTCCTCTGGAAAAGCACGCTACTCTGAAAATGGTACTCAATATTTGAGTCCACAAGAATGGTCGAAGGAGTTAATAGCTAATGCTCCTCACCTTTTCGTTCCCTCTATCGGTAGCGGTGCTAACGGAAGTGGAGAATTGGGAGGCAAAGGTACTGGGATTAATCCTTGGGTAAAAGAGAGTATGAATCTTACCAAACAAGGGGAGATTTTAAAAGATAACCCAACACTTGCCAAACAACTAGCAGGGGAAGCTGGCGTAACATTGGATATTTAACCGAGTTCAAATTCCTCAGAGAATAGCGGTGCTGTTCTCAACCTTATCTAACTAAATGCAATCGTCTGGATCGGAGTGAAAGGCGATAAAGTTGCGGTGCAACGAGCGAATACTTAACTTGTTGCATGGAGAAATAAAATGGCCGCAACAGCTATAGCAAATATAGTCGTACCTAAAATCTTTAGCCCATATGTGGTTGAGAGAAGTACGACTCTTTCTAATATCCTCTCCTCTGGCATAGCCCAGAGAACACCTGCTTTCGATGAGATGGCAGGAGCCAAAGGTAAGCTCTTTGAGATGCCTTATTTCAATGACCTAACTGGCGATGCAGAAGTTCTCGCAGATGGTTCAGCTCTCACAATCAATAACATTACAGCAGAACAAGAAACAGCCGTAAAATTCATGCGTGGTAAAGCATGGGGTGCGACTGCTTTGGCTGCCGCTGTAGCTGGTGAAGACATCATGGCATCAATAGGTGACATGGTAGCTGCATACTGGGCAAGGTCGGTTCAAACTACATTGATGAATATTATCGGTGCTTTGTTCCATGACAGTGCTGGTTCAATTTGGTCAACTCATGTGAATGATCAAGGGTCAACCGACATCACCAGTTCATTCGTAGTTGATACGATGCAACTGCTTGGTGATAACGCAAGCTCTCTCACGACAATGATTGTCCATTCTGCAACGTATGCAAAG